TGATCTTCTTAGAGTGTTAAACGCCGCGGGCGACATAATCATGATTAAATCTTCACGATCTTTAGAAGCTTCATTTACTGCATCAAAAATGTTTAATGCTTGATCTACAGCGTTAGCTAGTGTGAATGCAGCTGGGTTAGCAGATACAGTAGCACCATTAGCTCCAGTTACTTGATCTTTAATACCTGTAGCAGTACCGTCACCGCTAATTAAGAAAGATTCATTGTACTTAGAAATTCTCTTTACGTAGTAATCAGCGATTACTTCTTCGAAAGGTACAGATTCTTGGTTTGCACCTGCCGACATTCTCTGAGAAACCCAGTAATCGCGAAGTTGGTCAGGACATAAATCTTGTTTTACTTGTTTATCTCTAATAACGATATCTACTTGCGAGAAGTTTACATCACCACTAGGGTTCCAACCACATGCTAGGTCAGCAACGTTTAAGTCACCATCCATAAGGTTGATAGCTACTGTTCCAGCTGAAAGTCCTGATCTTAAATCGATCTCTCCCATTAGGTCAGTATTCAGAACTGCTTTAGCAATTAAGTCTAAAGAATTCTCATCTGTGTATGCACTTAGTGCAGTTAAATCAAATGCCATAATAATTAAATTGTATTTTTAAATTTTTATTTACCTTTTCTGATTGCAATTAGATTTTCTAATCTTCTTTCAGTTAAGGATTTTTGGGTTGCTGCATCTTGGGAGAAGGTGTTGCGGACCTTTTTTGCAGCTGGTTCGTCAGCTACGTCATTAAATCTTGAAGTAAGAACTGATAGTTCTTCTTTAAGTTCCTTAATCTCTTCAGTGTATGGTTGTAAAAGATTAGCTACGCCTTCTAATAATTCTTCAGCGTCGAATTCTTTTTTCACTTCTTCTTCTTTAACAATCTCTTCTTCCATTTCTACTTCTTCTTTTTCTTTTTCAGAAGCTTCAACTTCGGGAGCTTGTTCTTCAATAGAACTGATCTCACCATTTTCACCTACAGTGATTAATAGACCTTCTGTAGTTTCATGAACTCCGGCTGGTGCGAATGGATCTTCTGATGCACCTTCTCCAGCTCTTACAAATAGGATTGCTCCATCTTGTAATTCACCTTCAGTGTACACTTCGGTTCCATCAACTAAAGTAGCTTCAGCAGCTTTTATCTCTACTGTTTCTTCTACTTTTTCTTCGGTTTCCATTTCAACCACAGTTTCTGTAGCAGCTCCGAGCATTACTCTAAGCTTACTAATTGCGTCATTTACTGTCATACGGTTAAATGTATTTTTAAGTTAACTTATCTAGGTTGATCTAGACAACTAGAAATATATATCTTGCTTCGATTGACAAAAGCCACGAAGGAGGAGAGGAGGGAAGGAAGAGGGAGAGTGGTTTACTTCTCTTTTTTGTCTTTATTAATAGCTCTAATACGAATTATATTAAGCGCTATACCTGTGACTAACAGTGCAAGCGTAAGTATTTCATTAATACCCATAACAGCCATTCCGCCGCCGGCTATTGTAGTTACTGTTGCAGCTGTATCTTTGATATCATTCATATTATTTTTTACTAGCTTTTTCAATAAAGTTACCAGCGATTGAAAATCCATTGAGGTCACCTTCTTTGATTTTGTTCCACGTTCCAACATCATTAATTTTATACGAGGCCATCCAAGTACCGCTAGGTACATTAAAACCTAAAGACTTAGACTTATCCATATCAGGATCTTCAACGATCCAGGATTCAAGTAATGTATTGTTCTGTGTTATATCGTCATCGTGATTGATGTCAGTATTGTTCTGTTTATTATATTCGAAAAACTTTTGTGCTATTTTCTTTACGGTATCTTTAGCGAAGAATACATGGAAAGGATTACCTTTTTCGTCTTTTCTTAGGATCATTTGATCAGGTATCATGCATGGACCTACGACTATCATCTCATCGTCATCAGAGAATCTAAATTCTGTAGAGAAAGCTCCACCTCTTGGCATTGAATTCATAGTTCTACCACCTTGGCCACTAACTCTACCTTTATTAATAACTACAGTTTCTCTACCTTCTTTATATGTTTCTAGTTCTTCCCAATAATGTTTGCAAAAGTTGCCTCCTTTAAAATCAAATATTGAGTAGGCTTGACCATCATGTCTGAATCCAGTATTGATAGAAAGACTCATGCGATCTAATTCTTCCATTGTATAGATCTTATTCATACGTAACATAGCTTTACAGAAGTTTCTCTGTGCACTTGGACCAGCATATCTATATTTAGTTTCTGGTTCTTTATCTTTATCTTGTCTACCAAGAATATCTAAACCAACGATACCTTTTAAATAATCACCAACATTTTCAAAGTTAGTTTTAGTACCATCAATAAATACCGTGTTCTCCATATCTAGGGTTTCACCACTATCAGCGGCCATTTGTAATATGAATTGTTCTATCTGCTCTTGTCTTATAGTTTTAAGCTTGTTCTGAGCCCATTCGATGCCACTGGTTCCACCCCAAGCATCCCACATTAGTTTACCACAGCCTTCAGAATATGGTGTATCAGAGTTCTTCTTATGCCTAGCAAAACTTGACATTCTAGCAATAGTATCTTCTGATATATTCTCACCTTTTGCAAGTTGATTTGCTCTTTGTTTACCTACATCAGTTCCACAACTACCCCATCCATTCTCTTCTGCCCAATCTAAGGCTCTTTGTGCATTGTTCTTTGCACTTTCTGGATAATCGTTATAGGATTCAAACTCCATATTATTTTCGATTGGAATACAATTAGGTACTTCTCTACCATTCTTATTCTTAGTTCCATAAGCAACATAACCACTTTGACATGGATTGTCTTTTAGGAACTCATCTTCAAATTTTAAAAAGTTTACACCAATAGCTGGTCTGTCGACGATAGACATAACATCAACTCCTAAGTCTTCAAACTCAAGGTTTTCCCAGTCTATCATTAATTCTATTATCTTATTCATATTATAATCTTGCTAAATCATTAATTTTTGCATCTGCTTCTTGTTGACTAGTCATATCTTCTGCTACAACATAAGCTTTAATAACTCCTGCAGTTCCGCCACCACTAGCAACGGATTCAGGACCTACTGTATTATCTATATCTGTGTCTCCAGCTGCTGCTGCGATAGCTTCTGTTGGATCGAATGTAGGTATAGATGGTGTACTAGGGGTAGATCCACCACCTGCACTACCACCACCTGGTGTTTTAGTAGCTACAATAGCTTTTACATTTGCTAAACCAGTTGCAACAGCTACACCTGCAGCTAAGGCAGCACGTATAGGTGAGTCTGGTGTTAGTGTCATTTGAGATGTATATGCTTTCTGAGCTCCTAAATACGTAGAAATAGTAGCTGCTGAAATTGCGGCTGCTTTACCTGCTGCACTATCTTGTCCAATAAGGTTAGCAATAGCACTAAATGCACTTGCTGCTAATTGTAAATTATTTTCAGTTACTTGTTTTTGTAACAGTTCATCAAACTTAGCTTTTTCTTTGTTAAGTTTCTTTGACTTACCATCATAGAACTCTCTTACTTTTTGCTTTTCTTCTTCAGTAGCCTTAAGTCTATCAAGTTCTTCTAAATCTTTTTGCTGTGCTAATTCTAATTCTGCTTGTGCTTTAGCAAATTCATTCTCTACATCTTCTAGTTCCATTTCAGCTAGCTTATCACGTATAGTTTGCTTTCTAGCTATTTCTTCGTTCTCTAATTCTGCTGTTATCTTTTGTGCATCAAGTCTTCTGGTTTCTAAGGCAGTCTCTGCATCAATACGTGTAGCGATAGCTTCTGCTAATGAAGTTTCTAATTCTTCTCTCTTGTCATAGTTACCTTCTTGTGAGATTTGTAACCTTAAGTTCTCTTCTTCTAAACGAGCTTGTTCAGCAAGATTCTCTGCAAGTTTAACTTGTGCTTCACCTACTTTTTCTAAGGCTTCTTTTCTTTCTTCGTAAGTTCTATTGGTATCTTCAGCAATCTTTTGTTGAGTTTCCATCTCTTTGTTAAGGAGTGCGTTATCAACTATTAGTTTTTGTTGTGCATCTCTAATACCTCTAAACTGATCTACTAATTTACCTGCAACTTCAACTGCTTCTTTAACTTCAGCTACTACGGTCTTACCAAATTCTACAGTGGCTTCTATTGCATCGCCTACTTTGTCTGTAATATCTTCTACTCCTAACACTACTTTACCTACTGCATCTGCTGCAATCTTTCCAGCTTCACTAAAGTTACCACTAAACAGCTCTTTTATAGCGCTACCAAGTGCAGGGATGAGTTCTAAGAGACCTTCAAACCTGTTCATTATATTTTCTTTAATGGCATCTGCAAAGCTCATTAGAGCTTCTTTAGGAGAAGTGAATGCCCACATGATTTTCTCACCTAACATAGCAAAGAAATCCATTACCTTACCGGTAATAATTCCTAGTGCTTCCATTGCGATGGCTAGCTTTCTACTTCCTTCTTCTGAATTCTTAAAGTAACTAAATAACGAAGTAAGTATAATTAGGAGAGCACCTAGTCCTGTAGCTGCAATTGCACCTTTAAGACCTTTAAATCCGGCTGTTGCTCCTTTAATACCTGCTTTCATATCAGCAAAGGCTTTCTTACCTTTCGCTAATATAGAATTCTCTTCAGCTACCTTCTTGGTTTCTTTACCGAGATTCTTCATCTCCTTCTGTAATTCCTCTACGGACTTTACTTCTTTCTCGATACCATCAATGGTAAATGTGATTTTAACTTCTTCTGCTGCCATACTATTTAGAAATATAATTGTTGACCATTTTGAATTAGCTGAATGTCATCAGCATATCTTTCTGGGTTTTCGATTCGCTTTGCACATGGTAATTCCCATTGAATCCAATAGATGCCATCTTGCCATACACCTCTTCTACCATGTTGATCCTTTCTAGGATTACCTTTAAGTTTAAACCTATCTTTCGATTTACCTAATGGTATTCTTTTAACAGGATCTCCCATTGTGAAAGGTTCGTAGACTTCGCCATTGTATGCAATATCCCATGGTCCGCATTGTTCTACACCTTTTAAGAGTTCTAACACCTTAGGTGGATCGTAAGGACCCACTATGATAGCATCTATATCATTACTAGATTCTGAGTTAGTTAAACTACCTACTAAGTATAGGTCGTAACCATGCCAATCTAAATCAAAGATTGGCTGGTATGCTTGTTGAAATTCTTGGTCTCCTAATATCATATCTTTTAGTTTATATTGTTGCTACAAAAATGTAAGGTGTTGTACCGATTGTATTGTTAAAGAATTCAAAACCATTGTTGTTTGGACAGAAACAGCCATCAAACGGTTCTCTTATTGCATCGCCTAAGCTAGTAGCACTATAGAACCAATCATTTCCACCATCACTGACACATGTATTATCTTGATCCATTTGAACTAATGTATTTTGAGCAGTTCCATATACTGATTGTAGGGTCGCCCATGTTCCATCATAACAATACCATCCATCAGTAGGTTCTGAATTTCCAGAGTCAACTCTAATAACTACTACATCTATATCATCAGCTTGTGTTTCTCCTTGACATACACCACCAACAGTATATTCTCTAATGTATGAGATATCTGATGTAGGAATTACTACTTGACAACTAACTAAGACTGAGGTTAAACTAGTTTCACAACCTACACTATCTGTAAGTACATAAGAATATGTAGCACTTGCTAATCCAGTTCTTGTTAATTGAGTACTACCATCAGACCATAGGATAGTGTATGGTGCAGTTCCACCAACTCCTGAAATAGTTACTGCTCCATCTGATGTATAACAATCAGAAGGTTCTGTAATGTTTGCTGATGAGCTTAATTCACTTGCACTAGACTGTGGCACTGTAATAGTATCTGTTGAGGTTGAACCAACATTATCTGTTATTGTAATTGAGTAAGTTCCAGGTGTTATGTTATCTATTAGACCAGGGTTAATGTTAAATACACCGCTATCACCACTACTAGAACTCCAACTAACTGGGAATTGAGGTAGAGGTGCACTAAATACATAAGTAATTTGTCCATTCGAACCATTAAAACATGAAGGACCTTGAGGAGTAGCAGTAAAGTTAAGTGCTGCATCGCTAACTGGTGTTGCTACATAATCTAATAGTTTAATTAATTGAACTTTAACAGGACCTGTTTCTCCTATTTGTGCATCGTTAATCTTTTCAGGTCTATAATACGTACCATCTACAAAAATAACATCATCAAATGAGAATGTTTGTAGGTCTACATTGTTAAGAGTAAAGTATGCAGTGATTCTTCTAGCATTCTTATCGTATAATGAATTAATATAACCTGACCAATATGTATTGTACAAGCTTCTTTGAGTAATTAAACCATTATATCCACTTACATTATCTCCCCAGTAGGGTATGTCTACATTCCAGTTTAGGACTTCCGAGTCAACTGTCATTGGCCATTCATTATAGTAACTAACCATAGGATAATAGTCTAAACCATTAACATTCTGTGGCATGCCAACCATATACCAATGACTAGTATTAGTTAAGATTTCTTGTAATCCATTATAGTATAAGAATCTTGTTTTAGGTTTAATTGGTAGGTGCTCTAAATTGTTATTAGTAGAAATAGATCGTGTAGTTAATTGAGGTATAATAAACCTAGCCGTATCACCAGCTGCTTCTATTTGTGTAACAGGAGTAGGAGCCCAATTTGTCTCTATGTTTCGAGTACCTTTTAGCAACTCATTACCACTATCAAACTGTAAATAACCAAATGTATTTTTATAGGCTTGTTGGTGATATGTGTTAATAAAGTCACCATCTTCTTTATGTTTAAATTCTATTTGATCTGACTGTGTGTTAAATAGAGGTTCTATTATAAAATCTTTATCTCTAATTAGTTTATCTGACCAATCGTACAGATCACCAGATGCAATGTAATCAACAAATGGCTCAATGATAAAGTTTCTACTATCTGCAGGATCTGGACTCATTACAAGTCTAAATGTAGTTAATAGATCTTTTATAAATTCTATTTGCTTATAGTCACAATCTAAACTTGCAGTAGGTAACGAGGCTCCTGGTGCAGCGACAGTTTCAAATCTTGAAAGATTAACTTGTGCTTGACTAATAGGACCGTTAGTTTCTAACTTTAAGTGAACTTGATCACCTGCTGTTAAACTAATAATACCTTGTACTGTAAGAAGCACAGGTGTATTAATACCACCACTATTATATGAACCAGTTGCATATACTGTTGAACCTATAGAATTAGTTAATAAGAGTCTAGCATCTATTGGTGAACCTGTTTGTGGATTATCATAGTAATCAAACCAACCAAGGTATTGTGCATCTGCTTGAAAAATGTAACTACCTGTAACTGGCGCTACATATTTACTACTAGTATTTGAATACTGATAGTTCTTACCATCAGATGTAAATGTATTACCACTTGAAGGATCGGCAACAGAGTCATTAACTATGATATCATTAAGTCCACTACCTGTTACTTGTTGTGTAGTGGTATCATTAGCTAACATAATATTATTTGAGTTAGAATCTAAATCAAGATCTACTCTCGATTCATTACCAAAGGCACTTACATATAGTTGTTTAAATTGATCACTATCAAAGAATACACTTGTAAAGGTATAACCAGCATTTGAGAATATTTCATCTACTAGTCTTTTAGCTCTAATCATAGGTTTAAACCTATTTAAATCTAAGGACTTAAGTACTTGATTTTCAGGACCTTGTGTAAAGTTATTAGAACCATGTAGAGATATTCTGGCTTCTTGTACAGCTCCTGCATCGTCATAAGTATTACCAAAGTCGATTAGAGGATATAGAACATCTCCATTCTTAAGACCATCTGTTAATGTAGGTGTTTGTGAAATGAAGTTTTCAGTTATAGGATCCCACTTTGTTGTTGAAGG